TCTTCTGCATTCGCAACGTAGGTTTTGCAAAGGGCGCATTGAAAACTGTCCGGCACCTTGCAGATGTTCTTCGTAACTTCAACAGTTGGTTCTCTTTTTTTGAGTTTTCCAACATATTCTTCAACAGTCATAGCCCTAGTCGTTCCCCCAATCAATTGTCAAACGTTCCGTTGTTTGTTGTGTCCATATTATTCATCCTCACTTTCCATTTTTAAAAGCTCTACAATGCGTTCTGCGGCGTTTTCTTTGCGACAGAATAAAAACGTACACCCGTATTTCTTTTCCATCGTTAAAAGGCTTTTAGCGAGTGTTGCACCCTTCGTACACTTCGGGTAAAGCTGTCTGCCGCCTTTGAAAATAAATGCCCGTGGATTCTTCCATGCAAACAAGTCTTCGATCTTTGCGATAGGTTTGTTGTAAATCGTCTTTCGACGATCCAAATAACCACCGTTATCGTCTACAAGAATATACAATTTGATATTGTTTCTCTGTGCAAAAAGCAATTCATCACGGAAACGCTCATGATCAGACTGCATATCGCCTATCAACTCTTGAATATCTCGTTTAGTGTCCACGCAAACACTGTACGTGCCACATAAATCGTACTTGTGGAGTACTGTGGAACGTTTTACCTTTGCATCAATAACGGCCTGTGCATCAGCCGTACAAACGGCATAATCACCAACAGGAAGTGGACACGGAATAAGTTCGTGACCGTTTTTCTGTAGCATATTATGTTTCAACTCGTGCTTTTGTTTCTTTTGCCCTTTATCTACCAGAATTCTCAAACTTTACTCCAATCTATAGGCTTTCTGCATTTCCGGCAATCGCTTTTTCTGAAAATTATCTGTTGACCATCATTCGTATTCAGAATCCATAGTCTTTTATCATGCGACAGCAGACCAATAAATGATCTGCCATCGTAAAGCTGAATATAAGCGTTTTGCCCGATATATTCCTTTAGGTTCGGTCTATAGCCGTTTCTTGAATCAGCCATAACCATTACCTACCTGTTGATCCGAAACCACCTGTTTTACGTGAACCAACCGCATCAAACTTATCCACAGAATCCACGTAGTTAATCTCAACTTTCGGAATAGGAAGGATCACCAACTGAATGATTTTGTCCCCAGGTTCGAATACTTTCTTTCCGAAAAAGCTGTTTCTGTAAAGTTTAACTTTGATGCTACCCGTATATCCGGCATCAATAACGCCTTCTCCGTTAATTGCAGATTTCACGTTAAGGCCGGATTTACTTTTCAGAAAACCAACATAACCTTCTGGAATGTCCACGTAAACGCCCGTATCGACGGTTAACGGATTGAAAAACGAAACCTTCTGTTTCCCTTTATTGGAAGGGAGTCTGATATCGAATCCGGCATCAGTCTCATGCCCTTTTGTTAACGGATATGCGAAACCATCAAGTGCTACTTTCATATTCATCTTGGCACCCATGTAATTGTAGTCCTTTCTTTTCCTTCTGTTAATTCTTTATATTTTCTCATGTAAAAATCAGACTTTGCAATATCCTCTTTGCCATTTTTGTCGGCCGCCCTATACCTATACTTGTGTGCGTTGAGTTTGCACCATGTAGCGACTTCATGTGCACCGTAAAGCATTAGCATTTCGTCTAAACACTCCATACCACCTTCACGGCAATAATGTTTCGGATGATTTACGTTGTCAACCTTTTCTGCCAGATCAGATTCCGTTGCGCACTTCGCTTCATATTCCCTACTGAGTATTTCTAATTTGTCTGCTAACGTTGCATCAATAGTTCCTCTTCTGAAACAATATTCGATGAAACCTTTGATATTACTCACCATTTATACCCCTTTCACCTTAATTCCTGTGCATTTGTAGAACTTTTCTGCGTCGAAATTTGGTAATTCGTTAATCACTTTCTCTCGATCTTCTTTCAACTGATCATCCCACCATTTTTGCTTATCTTCTTCTGTGGCAACAACGGTCTTAATATAACCGCTAATTGTTTTGTATTCTGGATGTTTATCTTTTTCTTCATCCGTCATACTTCCCGCACCAACAAAAAATGAATGTGAATACGGGCAATTGCTCATAAAATTTTTTGTGAAACTTAAACGCCAATCATCATATGACCAGTTTGATTCGTGATCAAAGATTTTTAATTTGGGCGTTTCTGTGCAAAAGATGCCGGAGTTCCAATTGCCGGAGTTCCAATAGCCGGAGTTCCAATCGCCGGAGTTCCTATTGCCGGAGTTACAATAGCCGGAGTTACAATTGCCGGAGTTCCAATCGCCGGAGTTACAATTGCCGGAGTTACAATCGCCGGAGTTACAATTGCCGGAGTTACAATTGCCGGAGTTACAATTGCCGGAGTTCCAATCGCCGGAGTTCCTATTGCCGGAGTTACAATAGCCGGAGTTACAATTGCCGGAGTTCCAATCGCCGGAGTTCCTATTGCCGGAGTTACAATAGCCACTATTGCTCACAGAAGTGTTTCCTCTGCGATCATCAGAAACAATTTCTCTAATAATTTTGATTTTGTCCGTGCAAAATTTGATTCCAGAATCGTCTTCTTTCACATTTCCTGTTGCTTCTACTTCGCAAATTCTTGTTGAATCATTTGTATCGTAGAAGGTGTAACAATCTGCAATAGACTTGCAAAAATGGAAACCATTTCTACACGGTTCGATTTCGCCTTCGTGCACGTATTCCTTTCCGACTTCATACTGAAAGCCACGACAAGTTAAATCGCTGTTAAATGCTTTATAACCTTTCATTATTGTTTTCCTCTTTTACTTGATTTTGTAATACCTAATGATATCAGAAACGTGCTCAACAATGCCTTCCAGATCATACTTCTGACCTTTAATGGCAGTTACCGTTCTGAACTTACGATATACTGTGTCATAAAGCGTCATGCCAACACGAATATCCTTTACATTCTTTTCGGTAATGTTTTTCATGCTTTACCTCTCCTTTCGTGTAATTTTTGTTTGCAATTAAATGATAGCACACAATGGGTTTATATTAAAGTATTATTTTTGCAAAAACACGTTTTCGGCATTTTGCATAAAAAAGAGAGTACCGAAGTACTCTCTCAAACAAAAAGACCGTAGAAAGATTAAATAAACGGAATCTCGTCTGTCACTCCGGCAGCTACATTCACGAAATCTGCATTCTGATTAGCGTTTGTCGATCCGGCATTACTCTTCTGAGAAGATTTACTCTCACAAAACTCTGTGCTTTCAACGATAACGTCGGTAGTGTAAACCTTATTACCGTCTTTGTTCGTATAACTTCCGGTCTGAATTCTTCCCTCAACGGCAATCTTTGTACCTTTCGCAAGGTATTTCTCTGCAAAATCAGCAAGTTTGCCAAACGCAATGCAGTTAATAAAGTCTGCCGTAGGGTCTCCATCTTTTTTGTACTTCCGGTCAACGGCAAGTGTGTATTTTGCAACCGTTGTACTTCCGGCAGCCCTAATCTCTGGATCACGAACGATTCTTCCGATAAGCATTACTTTATTCATAGTTATATTCCTTTCCGTTCTCTGCTATTTCAACTCTTATAGTTTCATCAATGTTTCTGATAGCAGTCAGTATGCGCTCTCTGTCGGCGTTTATATCACTTAAATGGCACAACGTGATACTTTTTACGTGTGAACCGCAAGAACGTCTTAGGAACGATTCTGTGGCTTCTAGCGACGCATGGCCGAGATATACGTGAGAATAGTTTACCGATTCATCAGAAACCTCTTCTGAATGATTACATTCTATCAGAAAGTCAGTGATATTTAAAGGGGCTACGTTAAATTTAATGTATTCGTAGTCCGTTGCGTATAAAAGTCTCCGACCTGTTGGAAACATGATGATATACGCAAAGTTCATTACATCGTCATGCGGCACCGCAAAAGCGACTACACGCAGATCATCAATGTGAATAACTTTCTGCGCCTGGATGCTTTTCAGCATGAAATTTTTCTCACCATAGTTTTCTATCGCTTCGTCGTTGGTGTAAACAGGGATACCATGTTTGAGAAAATCTTTTATGTATTTAGCGTGATCCGTGTGCTTATGGGTGACAAAACACGCTGATATATCTGCTACATTGTGATTGTTTGCGGCAGAAACGCTGTTAAACTTACATCCGGCATCGAGAACGACTGTATAGCCACCCTCGTGCACAAGATAAGAGTTTCCACGACTGCCCGTTCCTATAACCCTAATCTCCATCAGAAACGTCCTCTACGTCAAATCCGTCAATGATAAGTTCTTCCGTTGCAGTATTCTCTTCAACGTCCTTTTCGGCCTGTTCCTTCGGATCAGTGATAATTTCTGTGCCGGACTCAAAGAAACTCTGTGTATCAATGTCCATGTCGAGATCAAGTCCTTTACATAAGCGGCGAACAACGCATTTCTTTGCCATTTCGTTGTAGAATTTTGCCCACGACATCGAGTTCTTCTGTTTACTCTGATTCTTGCAAGCGTTGATTTCGTCTACGCTCATTACCTCATACAGAATACCACCGTCCTTGAATTCTGCGACTGCAAAAACTCCGATTAACGGTTTACTGCCGAACGGATCATGACTCTTGAAATTGATTGAAGGCTTTCCGTGGTCAATAATTTCCTCGAACTCGTCACCTTCACGGGCGATCTTTGCATAAATATCCAGAACAGGTCTCTGTGAGTATTTCTTTGCCATTTTCTTCATGCCCTTGTAAGAAGGCATATAAGACAATATATTTCCGTAAGGAATGAGATAAAGTTCCGCATGAGAAATGTCAAGTCCTTCGATTGCCCCACGTTTTAAGGCGGCCACAAACTGTCCTGTTCCGTAGTTCCGGCAGAAATTCATAAGTTCTTTGCTACCGTTAAGTGCGGCAATAGCGTTCTGTACGTATCTATCGCAGTTAAAGTTCTCCGGCAGTGCATTTTTGATATTCGCAAGTTCGTTTGAAATAACTACAGATAATTCGTTTGCCATATATATTCTCCTATACACGGAGTGCAAAAGCACTCCGCTTATAATTACACTTCTTTGATTACAAGTTCTTTGTCTTCTGTTACTCTCAGCATGATCAACTGCTGATCAATCTTTGGAATTCTATCTGCATCCAGGCTCTCAACATCGTCAACCCAAACAGGAATATTAAGTCCGTTCATCTTCTGGAATCCTGTTACAAGATCAATGTCAGCAAGTATTCTGTCACCGTGATTAAGGCCGTTCATGTAGTCTGTACCATTAACCATGATCCGAAGTGTCTCATACACGTTTCCTTCGTATGTCGTATCGAAAAATTTGAATGAAACCTTTTTGAAGAAACCATTTACGATTTTCTCAATCTCTTTATTCTTCTCAATAGAGAAATTCTGAATGAGTGTGATCTTCTGTTCGATATCGGCAATTTTCTGCCCCTGTTCACGCATTTTCTTTGTCAGAGATTCAACCTCTGCTTCATTTGCCTTTACAGTTTCAACCCAAACTGCATACTCTTTTTTTGCAGATTCAAGTGATTCTTTTGCGGATTTTTCCAAGGCGATATCAACGGCCGGAAGTTCAGCGGAAATTTTCGTTTTGAGGTCAGCAATTTTAGCTAAAACCTCAGAAATCTTTGCTTCACCTTCTTTGTACTCGTCGCTATTTTTGATTTCAGAATCATCAAACTCTGGATAGTTCACGTCGTAGTTACTCACGTCACTCTTTGCTTCTTCAAGTGCTTTTTCGAGCGGAATAAGGTCTTTTTTCGCCTGTTCCCACGCAAGTTTGTACTCGTGACGTTTCTTGTCGAGTGCTTCTGCATCAGCTTTTCTCTCGACGATAGTATTTCTGTAAATGTCAGCAAGTGCCTTCTTATTCTCTTCAAACTTCGCAATAGCAGAATCAATCTTATCTTTAGGAAGTTTCTGACCACAAGTAGGGCACGTATCTTTTCCGGAATACTTCTCAGCTTCGATATCGGAAATTTTCTTTTCATATTCTGCAATTGAAGCAATGGCCTTCTTATAGCTTTCATTTGCGTCAACTGCCATTGTGTACAGATCAGAGATTCTTCCTTTGCACAACGAAACGTCATGTTGTGCCTTCTCAGCCTTCTGCTGACCGCTCATTGCGTTTTCGAGACTTTCAGCCATACTTTTATTGTACTCACCTTTAGCCTTGTTTAAAACGGCTTTCAGCATCTCTTCTAGTCCATTCTTCTCTGTGTAAAGTTCGTTGATTTTTTCAGCAGAAATCGTTCTCTCCGTTGCTGCGTCAGCCCTTACAATCTTCTGTCTTTCGACCGTTGCGAGTAACTGTTCTGCATCAGAGATTTTCTTCTGATTTTCTGTTGTGTCAAACGGAAATACTCGTTCTGAAACGTATTGAAGGTTATTACTGATTTTTTCACCTTCTTTTTTCTCCAAACTTAACTCTTTTTTGAGTTTCTTCACAACGTCTTCCACTGGATTTCCATCCGTGATAGCGAGAACGTCTTTGTATTCATCATGATCCTGGATGAATTTATCTACAGAAAAGCCGGAGATAGATTCAATGTATTTCCTAGCTTCGGCAGTAGACTTCCGAAGTTTGGAAGTAAAGACTTTAGCGTTGCTGCAAAGAAGAAGAGTGTCCGGATCGGCAATTTCAGAAAGTCTATCGTCAAAATCCTTTTTCTTCTTATCGAATCCGTTGATCTGATACGTTGTCACGTTCCCGTCAAGTACCTCATCTACCTGTCCGCGTGGTTTTCTCCATTTCTGCTCAGTAACCTTCGTCAGTTCATCACCGTCAATTGTGATACTGCGCTTGATTGCAACTCTGTCAATATCTTTTCCAGTAGCATCGTGCGGCCTAATGGCATCCGGAGTAGTTCCGTCTGAAAGTTTTCCTGTGATGATATCAAAGAATGCATCCATCAGAGTTGTTTTTCCTGTTGCGTTTTTTCCGCAAACAACAGTTCTGCCAAACAGTTCATGAGACAGCTTTTTCGTTCCTTTGTAGTTTTCAAGTTCAATCTTTGTGATCTTCAAATTTCAATAATCTCCTTTCATCTGATGAAAAATAAAAGCGCAACCATCGTGATCCAGAATGCTGCATCGAAGCAGAAAAGTTTAAATTCTTCTCTCAATTATTTCACCCCCAATTCTTCCACAATCTTCTGCATATTAGCGTCCATTCTCTGCAAAACTTTTAAAATGGAGACCATGCAAGCGTTGATATCTTCAATGGTTTCGTTATTAGCAATGGTTTCTTCCTTTGGTTTCGGTTCTTCCGGCGTGATAATGTAATCATCAACCTCTGCACCTGTCAACTCAGCAACTTTCTGAATGAATTCGAGACTAATAATGCCGTTTGATCTTGAGTTCTTAAAATAATGTTCGTTATAACCGAAGACCTTGCAAAGCGACGGAATTGCAAGATTCATTTGTTCAACGTCGTTCTGAATTTTCTCAAAATCGGCCTTCACACGTTTGAAAGAAATCTCCGACAGGTACTTTTCCCAATCAGAAACAACCACGATTCTCTTATAAAGTTCAGGCTCATTCGGAAAGTACGTTTCGCAAAAAGACTTGATGAATGCACTGTTAATGTGATAACTCTGTTTCGTTCTTGCATATGACAGAAAAGCATTTGAAACGCCAAGTTCGACGTTGATTTCTTTTTCTGTTTTTCCTGTCTTCTTGATAAGCACCTTGAATTCATGATCATCAAATTTTACCACTTTTGTATTTTCCACTCCTTATGTATGTTCTTGTGTGATAGCTGTCTCTTAATTCTGATCTGTGTTGCAGATAGTCAATCAAGTCTGACAACCAATATTCCCATTGACAGTTACGTGCGTTGTTCTTTCTGCGAACAGAATCCGGCGCATACCGATTATCTACTCCGCAGAATTCCAACATTTCTTCTCTTATTCTCTTTTCTGTAGCTTTCGAAAGATTAAAATTCTCTCGAACCCACTTTTCTTTGACAAAGTGTTCTCCGTCTACAATACTTCTCACTCCCTTCGTGTTCTGATGGCTATAGATTATCATTATAATGTTATTTTGTCAACGGAAAAATAAAAAAATCCGAGTGCTTTTACACACTCGGATCAAAAAAGAGTTAATTGGAAAGTAATTTCATGAGTTTATCGTACTTATCAACGAATTGTTCGTGTACTTCCATCCATGTTTTCAGCATATATTCTGGTGGATCAACGTATTTCTTCACGGCTTCGATATCTTCTTTCACGATATCGTGCATTTCCTTCATGTGTTGTATTTCGGCTTCTGCCATACGCTTATAAGTCTCAGAACGGTCTGTTTTGCCGTTTATTCTGCACTGAACAGACTTCTCAGCGTACCTTTCAGCACCTTCCATTTCGTCTTTGAGTACGTCTATTTCGTCTTTTATAAACTTCATTATGCACCTGTCGTAGTATCACTAGTGTTCGGAGTCCAATGCCCCATCTGACTAAGGATATATTGAGATTGTGCGGCATTGATACTAGCGTTTGATGCCTGTGCAAGTTGAGATTGAAGGTCAGCAATCTGATTATCCTTGATCAGCTGTTTCAGACTGCAGCAACAACTCTCCATCTGGAATCCGAGATTATCAACTTTCGAACCGAGAACGTTTGTCTGATTCATGAGCTGCTGACCGAGATTATTGAATCCCTGGATAGCGTTAACCAGATTGTTTTGATTAGCCTGCATAAATGCGTTTGTTTGGCTGTCAATCAGCCTTGCGGTCTCATAGTTGTTATTTGCACTTGCAAGTTGAAGTGCCGCAATTCCCTGTTGAGTACTCTGATTGTTAATAGCAGTGTTTACGTCGGCCATTGTAGCAAAAGCAGCTGCATTACCGCCGCCACCGAAACCAAAACCGTTACCACCAAACATGATTGCAATAATCAGAAAAACCCATACCCATCCGGCGTTACCCGTCATGTTGTCTTCCATAGCCATATACTATCGCCTTTCTGTATTATAAATTTACCCTTGCAAGGTTATTTCAAGTTCATTTGCCGTTTAATGCTTGATACTGCATCAGAAACGTTTATATTCCGGTCATTACACAACTTCGTAGCCGTTTCTTGAAGGTTTTGAGCATTCATGCCACTCATGCATGGATTGTTCGCAATAAGGCCGTTCATGAACGCCTGTGGGTTTTCTCCGCGTATCATAGCTTGCATAGCTTGTGCCATAATGTTATTACCGTTTGGCATTTCGCTCATTCCTGTTAACATCTGCATCACGTTCATTATTTATACTTCCCTTCTTTATCTCTTCAATTTGCTTTTTGAGTTCTTCGATATCGCCTTTTGTTGCGTATTTATTCGTCGGATCATCTACAACGTCTTCTGTGTAAGAAAATGTTTTTAGCGTTGCAGAACCACTTGCATCCGTTGTTTTTACATAAAAGCGTTGTTCATTCTGATCAAAAAGCGCAACACTACAGTTGTTTGGCATCTGAAATTGCATTGCAGATTCCCTACTCTGGACAAATTGCATTGGTGTTACCTGTTGTTGCGGAGTACTCTGCATTTGCATAGGAAATTGCGGATATGGGTAAAACATGAAAGCACCATCCTTCATAGTGATATGCAAAAATATTACAATAAAACCAAATAATCAACAATGAAAAAATAGTGCAATAAACGTGAAAAAAGGATGCACATTACGTGCACCCTTTTCGTTTACAACATTTTTATTTTCTTACGCACAATGGTTAAATCATTTCGTGCTTCTTTCTTCATGCGTTCGACGTTCAAAAACAATTCGTCTTCGCATTTCTTGACAATGTTTTTGACTTGTTTGACACAATATGGATGTGAGCAATACTTTTCAGTTTCTTCCGACAATTTTTCATATGTTGTCTGGAAAACAAGTCTCTTCGTAACAATGTATCTGTGATCAGCGTTTCTGATATAGTGATTGATTAAAAGAACTATTTCTTCATTAGCAAGCCAACTATACTTGCTACGATACTTTAACATTGTCTCATGTCCTCTTATTTGGTACCATAAAAAGCAACGCCTTCATACTTCCATCCGGCACGTACAAGTCCTTCCTTCTCCAGAACGCCTGTTGTGTAATGGTGTTTGCCGCCGAGAGAAAGTCTGTAAACAGGGGTTTGTTTCTTAGGATCGGTTTCTGACTTCCATGCAATGCCTTCGTTGACCCATCCACGTTCCTTCGTCAGAACGTCTTTCTCATGCTCATCAGCAGTATAGTGATGATCAAGTGTAATAGGGTTGCAAAGACGATATACGGGTTTTCCAACTCTGGGTGCAATCCATCCGACACCTTCTGTTACATAGCCGTGTTTATCAACAAGCGATTGTGCTTCGTTGTAACCTTCTGTGAAGAAGTGATCAGCAGTTCTTTTGTGGTAAAGACGATAAACCGCTCCACCGACAAACTTGATTGTATGCTCTGCCTTTACAACGTCAGCAAAATCTGTGTAGAATTCAGAAATATCTACGTTGCCATGGATTCCATTGATTCTTCCTGTTGATGTAAACTGCCATGCATTGTAGTTTGTACCGATATTCGGTTTTTCCCACGCTTCTGCAATAGCATCATTGTTACCGTAGGATGCTATCCAAAGATTATCACATTTGATATTCTTCATCCCATATTGCTTAAACATGGAATTGTAAGTGTAAAGGCCACTCTTATATCCGGCGTTTTTAACATCATTCTGCCATTGCGTGTACGCTTGATTTGAAAAACTTGCAAGCTGCGGAATCTCAATATCGTAGTACACTGGATAGCGTGGTTTACGGCCTTTGATCTGCCGTTTTACGTGTGCAATCTCTGAATTAACCATTGCCATGTTTTCTGCATAGCCAAAAAGGTAAATCCCGTATGGAATACCTAATCTTTCACATTCAGAAACACTTCTCTGATATTCTCTATCGTCCTGTGATGCATAATCAGAACCATATCCAACAGAAAGAATAACTGCGTCTACTTCTTTTCTTACTTTCTCAAAATCCGGCCTACCATTGTGATGTGATAGGTCAGCAACTCTTTTTTTAAGTCCCAAACCTTACTCCTCTACTTCCGGCAGTCCTGTTGCAATAGAAGTTGCAACGGAAAGTACGGCGGCAGTTGCGGCAGTGCCTAACACAACGCCCCAATTGATAGAACCGATTGCAATAGCCGTTGTTCCGATTCCGGCTACAATAGCCTGGAAAAATGTTCTGATTGCTCTAACGGCAGTTGCTTTCGCAAAAACTTTGTACTTATCCAAAATTAACCCTTCTTTCCACGGCTTTTACCGCATCACGCTCCGCAGCTTCTGATTCAGAAATTACTTTGAGTTTGCAACACGCTTCATACCCAATTTGACAGTCCCCATTACCACCCATATCGCGATACGGTTTATACAAGTAATTGAGGTTGCGCATTTCCTTCAACGTAATTCCGTCACGCTCAACATATTTATCGGTTAGATAAATGATCCTGTCGTGTCCAAGTCCCAAAAGCATCATGCTTTCTGCGGATTTTGCCGATTCTTTTTTATCTTGTTTCGCCCAATGTCGATTGAGCAGAAGTGTCAACAACGTAGTTGCGAATCCACTTCCGAAGATTGCTAATAGCGTCTGTAGCATAGTCTCTCCTTTACGCTACGGCAATTCCATCAGACAATGGATTCTGCAAAACTGAAAAGATTGTCGCAATTTTTAAGTACGGTTTTATCGGTTGCAACTCTATCTACGTGGTTGTTATCGGAAACCACAGTTCCGTTCTCGTCGATCTCTGAATAAGTAACATGGATTCTCATACCGACAGCATCCTTAAACGCTGTCACAGAAGTGATTACTTTCATACCGTCCGTTCCTTTCTTAGTTTTTCAATATACCTATCAGCCATTGTATCATAAAATTTTGGTGTTGGCAACATATTTTTTGTGTCAACATAATCAAGTCTATGATATTCGAGTTGCATCTTATCTTGTCTGCCCTTCATTTCCCACGCAAATTTACTTCCTGGGATGCCCTTTACGATAAAGTATTCCGGCTTTCGTTCTGATACATAAACAGAATTTTCAGAATAACTTTGCAGAAAAACTTGATATGTTGTGCCCGTTTTTATTGTTTCCAGAAACTTTGGATCGAGATATATATATGCTTGTCCATCGTCCCCAATAACGCCTTCTCCAACGTCTCCAAATAGCGGAGTAGCCGTTTCGTATGCGTACATTGAGATTTTATCGTATGTATCGCTTTCAACGACTCTGGATTTGCCTTGCGACGCTTGCAAAACCTTACATTGCACAACGTCACATATCACTTTGTAGCTTTTGAGGTAATTGTCTGAATGCGCAGGTTGAGAAAGGTCTATGGAGTTATCGCAAATTTCAATGTGTCCATAATCTTCGCCTTCCAGATTGTCTATAACGATCATAGCCGGATGTTGTATATATTCTGGTGCACCCGTGTATGTCCAACCCTCTCTTTTTGAAATACCTATGTTTACGCCTTGATTATTTGTATATTTGCCGAGCGTAAGTCTGCTGCCACTACAATATTCTGCAACGCTCCATCCGCTCCACGGGATCACGTAATCATAGTGAAAACCATACGGATCGGCCCATGCTTTAGAATATTCGTTAATATTACTAAACGGCAACGTCATGGAACTACAAGTGACTTCCCCATTGCTATTTACATTAAATTTATTTGAACTGATTTCGAAATTTTTTGAAGTCATATTCAGTGTTTGACCGCTGAGATTCAGTTGATCAGCACGAATTGAAATATTAGAAATTCCGTTCGTGACCCTTGCGTCAATTTCCGCTGTTGACGGAATATTTCTAGTTACAAGCCGAAGATCGTCATTATCATATATAGCGTTTCCATTTGCGTCCCTGTCCGGTTCTTGTCTTACATACGCAACTCCGTTATTGGCAATTACAAGATCACCCTCGTTGTAGTTTGCACCATTTTGCAAGTCACTTATTGTTTTGACCGTTTTACTTCCAGAAACTTTTAATGAAACCGAGTCTGCGGTCTGTTGAATCGTTGAAACAGTCGAGCTTAATGAGTTGAGTTCTGCACTTGTCGCATAACTTGTAGCTTTCACCCAATCATCACTACTAAAAACGTCGTTTTCTGTATCAGTCTTTGCAGTAATACAACGGTAAATCTCACTTCCGTTTTGACCGTTTTTCAGCCAAATATCGTTTACCTGGTAAGGAATAGACGGTTGTGCAGAGAAAATCTTTCCCTTTGAAGCCGCCACGCTTCCTACAGTCGAAATATTCTGTGTAGTCGTGGAAAGTTGCTCGTTGTAATCTGCCTTAAATTGGTCAAACTCGCCACTCTTAGCATTAAAATTCGTTCGCAGTGTGCTGAGTGTTTGTGCGTTCGATGTAGCTGTTGAAATAGCCGTATTAAGGGCAGAAGCCATAGTGTTCTGCCCATTATCGTAATGCGTCAATTCTGTATCAGAAATGATTTTACTGATTTTACCGTTAATTGCTTCGATAGACGTATCTTGCGCGCTGAATTTACTCACAATAGCCGGAGTATCGTAAAAATTTATTTCTTTCTCGAATTTCATTCAAAGGCCCTCTTTTAATCAAGTAAATCAGAAACTTTATATCTGTCACTGATCATCATGCTACAATATTTTGCGTAAAGCCTATATGTGTTAAAACTTTCGCCGGAACCACAAACAAGTGAAAAACCGAGGATATTCAATGCGTCAATATAGTCTTGATCGAGGTTCGATCCGACAAGTGGGAATGTAATGTGTACTCCACCACTTGCGGCCATATTCCGCAAAGTAGAATAATCACTCGAATTCTGCAAATCGTCAATCTGTGGTTTCGTTTCAAACACATAGATCACACTTGCTGTTGCATCAAGCTGTCTAATAAGGTTTAATACACCAAGTGTTTGCGATTCAAAAGCGTGAGAAATATTTTTGGTGAAAAATTGATTAACGATGTATTGAATAAATGACGAAGTTATGATATCAGTTCTAACCACCATTCCGATTCCATAAAGGTTACAAATATTCACCGCATCACAAAAAAGCATTGGTGGATTGACGATAGCATCATAGTTTGTCGAAGAAATATTTGCTGACGCGTTCTGTGTTGTGCTAACTATGCCGTTATATGAGAGACAAGCAACTCCGTCTTTCGTTTTTCTAACGTAAACTTTCACCCAGTCAAAACCGTTCTCTTTTGCGTTGATAAATGCTTCTTCTGTATCTGGAAAAATAAGTCCTTCTGAATCAACAAGTCCTCTATCTGCTACAGAGACAATACTTCCGGCGATACGTTTTGAACGGAAATTTGAAATTTCTTCGTTGATCCGGCTAATCTCTTCCCTAGCTTCTGTATCTGGTAAAAGGACTACACCATATTCGCAATACGGAGTCGCATAATCGCCCTCTTCGACTTGTACTTCATCCAGGATCAGATCACCGATATCATAGCCATTTCCGAGTTCGCCTTGCAAATAAATAACACCATCAGTAACCGCCGTGAACGTCGCAGAAACACGTCCTGTCGAACCTTCTGGAATAGAAAACATTTGTGTAGCCGTAGTGTTGTTGCTTCGAAGAATGCGTCCTTCGAGTGCAGAAGGCAATTCTTCAATAGCGATATCTGCGGAAAATGTATAGGTTTTTCCGTTTTCTACCCTTGCAAAGTGTTCACCGTTTTGATTGATTCCACCGTTAATAGTTGTTACGTGAAGCTGAGAAGTTTCTGACAAGTTCGGGTTGATGATTTCTCTCCGAAGATTCCGCAAACTTGTATTGAGTGCAGAAATACCGCTTGATACACCGTTGAGTCCAACGGAGAACCTTGCAAAGTACGGAAGAACTTCTGTGTCAATTCTGCTGTTTACATTGCCGATATTGGTTTCTGCTGCCGAAAGTCTTGTAAGCACCTGTGGAATAGCCGTTGAAGCATCCATAACGGCATTTACACCGTCAGAAGGCGTTCCAAGGGAATTGTCCACGTCAAACTTGAACACTTCTCCGTGATACACTTGATCATCCTTGATCCAAGCAATTTCTGCATAAAGGAACGTCCTTGCGAGGTCTGTTGAAGTTACCACCCAATAGCCTTTATCTTCGGAAACAGTGAAGTTTTCAGCTGCATAAGACTCTTCATCGCCGTTTCTGCGAAGCAAAAGCATGAACGTGTCCGGCGATCCATATTTGTTAATCACGGGCGTAAGGTTAAATTCAACCGTTGTCACACCATTATCAAGTTTTCTGCCTAATACTGTAATTTCTTCGGCTTTGACATTATTCATTGTTATTGTCTCCCTGTGAAGGCTGAGAAGGTTGTACGTCACTGTCAAACCTTCCTATTATAGTTATGCCGTAGCTAATATTTTCCTTGTTCACTTGAATTGCATATCCAGAACCTAACGACGTTTCAGTAGTTCCGTTCTTCTTTGCCCATGTAAAAGCGTTCGAAGGAAAATCAGTTGTTGCAACTCTACCATCCTTGTACACTACGGCTTGAATGTCAATCAAGTTTGAATTGCTTGCATTTTCTGAATATATCGTCTGATATATGAGATTCCCGGCTGATATTCCAGAAATTTGATCGGTTAAGTTTGTTATACGGTCGTTTATTCCATTGATAGAACTGTTAAGATCTGTTACTTTCTGCGAAGTGGTTGTGGTTCTTGAATCCAAATCCGTAACTGTGCTTCTCAATACTTCTGGATCAACCATAACGGTTGCGTATTCCGTACCTAAAACCGTTGTATCGTCGGCAGATTTCAGAACAACTTTGATACCGATTGCATTTTTGAAGCCGTTTCCACTAACACTAAACGTACTTGCCGGAGTCGTTACCTTTTGAATCAACGTCCATGTGCTATTGTCTGTTGTGGCATATATCTCATAGATTCCGCTATATGCATGAGGACTTGATCCTTCTGCATAAGATGCACTACCCGTGATAACGTCCGGCGTTATCGTCGTTTTCGCAACGTTTGTCGTGAAGATTTTGTTATCCAACGTCAGCGAATAGCTTTTACCTACACTACCATCTTTTATCTTCGAGACTGTGAAGCGTTTTGTGATTTCGACTTCATCGCTTTGGTTTTCGTGGTAAACCGCAGTAATGTCTACATATCCAGAATCACGTGTCATATCGTTCACTTGAACCGTATGCGTTCTGATTAACCATGAAACCGTCATTCCACTTTGTGCGCTAGGATAAAAGTTGCACTGAGAAGTTACTTCTGACGTTCCGAGATATACTTTAATTTGTGTTTTGCAGTTTGTATAATCAGCACTACTTCCATCGGCAAGTGTATGAACGATCTGTGTATCGCTTGTAAGCGTTGCTACAATACCGCTGAGAGTGTTTATGCCATTAACCGCATCTATCGCACTTTGGGCGGCCTGCGTTGCTTGTTCTGCGGCTGATTGTGCAGAACCAATATTGTCTGATAAAGATGATATATCAGTAGCATTTTTGGTGACACTCTGTTTCAACGTCGTATATAGCTGTTGTAAGTCCTGCGTTTCTGAATCAAAACGAATTGTTGATGCCCGAATACCGCCTTCATCGTTCAGCGCACCAACGACACTGTTAATGTCAAGTTTGCTCGCGTCAATGCCGTTGTAGCCATTACCTGCACTAGCAACCATTCTGTCAACAATAAGACCGTTTGAAATGGCAGAAGCCTTTACACCCGTACTATCAATCAGAGTACCGTTCCCCGTGGAATCATAGATAACGAACGTGAAATTGCCTTGACTGTCTTTGCCCATTTGGATTCTGACATTGCCGTTTCCGTCTTTGATCTGCAAAGTACCGCCGGAAATTTCAAGAGTATTATCTTCTGACGTAATGTTAAAATTGTCTGTGTTGATTGCTCCGGCTTTTAAATCTGCGACAGCTATAAAATGTGCTACCAGGCTTTTGATTACCGCTTCATCAATAGTGGCGTTTGAAGACGTAAGATGAATGTTTTGAAGGTTTCCGACATTACCTGTTCCGGCAAGTAGTGTTTTGACATTTGCAAGGTCAGTAGACAGCGTACCGATATTTGCCGTGTTTGTTTCGAGCGTGTCGATACGTCCTCTGTCAGCTCTAAAGTCTCCTGCTACAATATTTTTGTAACTTGCAAGTTCGCCAGTTAGGTTTTCAATATTTCCATTTGTCGCATTGAGTGACTGTATCGTTGCGTAAGTAGCGCTTACATTCGAAAGTACAGTCGTATCGCCGGAACGCCTTTCACCAATTTCCTGTTTGATAAGATCAGAAAGTTTCGCATAACTTTGAGACGAACCAGAGAAACGTGCAAGCTGTGTTCCGTCCTGTTCTTTTGCGCAACTTTCAATTCTCATATTGCCCTGTCCCGTAAAAGTTACGGAAGAGACAATGATAGGATATTTGTTTCCGTGTCTGTCAATATAGACAGCAACGTCTCCGGCTTCAATAGCAACATTTGGAACGCAAGCTATAGACGCAATTCTGAATGTAAAACCGTTGAGTTTATTGTTAAGTGTTGTTGCAATACTTTGTGCACGATTACTTTGTACCAACGGATTGTCTTCAATTGCTACAATATATCCAGATGATCCCACACGGCTTGTAACCGTCGTTTCACCGCCGTTTTGATCCTGTGCTGTCTCTGATACTGCAACACCCGTAATAACCGTGTCATTCGATGCAATAGTCGGCGAGAATACTTGATTTATCGTGTGTACGAGAGACATATTCTCATTATTTGCCATTGCAGCAGACAAATTATCTTGCGCATACCATCCAAACATAATTTTGCCCGAACGGTTTACCCTTGCAAAACATCCGGCAATTTGGCACGTCCACGCAACGATCTGACGATACGTCATGGAAGAGTTCTGCCCTGTCCAGAAATCGGCTACACTTGTATTTGGAATATATTCGTTGATATTTGATTGTTCATACGACATTCCACACGCATTGAAGGCGTGCCGTACAAGTACACGCATGGATTCTGGAAAAGTTTCACTTCCGTCATATACTTTTGCAAGTTTGTGAACGTAGTCATAACCGATCAAAGTTATGATTCCATCAGAATACCGTGGAGACTCCATAACGTCATATTTGCCGTATATAACCTCATCGTTTATGCCGTAAATACCCACGTAGGCCGTGATATTTGCCCCCAGGAAATCAACATCGTCAAACCTTCCGTCGATATTGTTAATCGTCAGCGTGATCTGATTCATAACGACAGCACCGATATCGAAAGAATCATGGTTAGACACGGCATCTTCAATCTTGAAACCGTTACTCCAAAAATCTTCATTCGTCAGCGTTATTGTTGTGTTGTCTGACAGCTTGACTACGGCTTTTTCCTTATATACACGATCTTGTGCATTTTGTGCATCAGAAAAGGCTTGTGTTAAAGTTACCATTTATGTTACCTTTCTATGATATCAAAACTTAACGTTTCATATCGTTTGTTGTTTATAGTCCACACTTTTATTGGTGCACTCTTATCACCGCTATAAAACGTCCTTGTTTGAGTGGTGCCGGAAAGTGAATCGGGATATGTCACGGACACGTATTCTGGATTGAACGCCGTTAAAACTTGTGAAGTTTGTGCCGGAGTGAGTCCTGTCCATGACAGAGAAATCTTTCTCTTCTGTCCAACACGATTCTTATGCATAAGTGCAGAATCATCACGGCCACTTTCTGCCGCAGAAACATCATTGAGTCCCCACGTATAACCGCTAGGTTCTGGCATTGCAACACCGTCAACAATGATCATAGCCATAGTTTGTACCTCGTATCAAAAAAGGGCACACACACCGTTAAGTGCTTGTGCCCAATGTGTTTAATAGTTGAATCGGTTATTGAGTTTCTTCTGTCCTCTTTCGACAGCCCTTGCAATAACTTCGTCGTTTTCCATCCTCAATGTAGATTGTATCACGATAGGACGGTCATTTTGTGTCGAAATGATTGCTTGTGCCACGCTTGCGGCGATAGTTTCCGCAAACTTCGGAGAATTCATGCCGCCGGAAGAAACAATTGCTTGCGCAATTCTCTCCATTGAGCGTTTGTTCTCCAACGGAAGAACAGCTTCATCTTTTCCGTTCTCTGCGATACCGATCATTTGACCTCTACCGCCTTTGAAAAGTCCACCCTTTTCGTACCAATTGACTTTGAGCGTTTTCGGGTCTGGAATTGTACCAAGAACCGGAACTTTGATATATCTTCCTACACTTATGTGCGGAAGTTTCAAATCCGGCAGACTCCAACGGAAGTTGAATATTCCTTTGATTGTCTGAGCCGCCTTTTGCAGTTTGGAGACGATTCCACCACTCGAATTGAATTTCTTCTGAACATCGTTGTTCATGGAAACCATCTTTGCAGTCATTTGTGCCTTCATTGTGTTGAATTCACCCGTAACACTGCCGGATTGAACTCTCGTTTTAGCGGCGAAAGTTGCAAGTGATCCCGTAATGCTACCGCTATGCTGTGCAACGTTGATTTTCAGTCTGTCAAAAGCACTTGCGGAACTTGATGTGTTCTTTTCTGTGCTATTTGCCATTGCAGCCATAGCCGCCGTAGACTTTGCAACATTGTCCTTTGTATTTCCCGTGAAATCATTGAGGAATTTTACAGAATCCTTCGTACTATTCTTTACAGAATTAGTTACCGAAGACAAGCTATTCTTAATTCCGAGTGTAGCACCATTTGTTGTGCTATTAGTCGCATTCATGAAACCCTTGAAAGCGTCAATGGGTTGTTGCATTGACTCTATTGCCCTCTTGAACTCTCCGCTTTTCTTCTTTGTTGTATCGACAAATCTCGAAATACCGAACGGATCAGTCCCGTAAAACATAAGATTTTCTTTTGAAAAATCAATGAAGGCTTTTTTGAACGTTTTTTTCTTTGTGATAACATCAGACCACATATCGCCATAAGTTCGTGAAAACTTGCTCACTGGATCTTCTAGTGCGTCCCACCACGTTCCAATAGCATAAGTTGCACGTTTGGCAGTGCCCTCATCAAATCCGGCTGCCTCCAGGAACTTTTCAAAATTTTTGAAACCGCCACGTTGGAATTCTGTGTGCAATTTAGCTTCAATCCCTTTTGCAAGTGCGGCGAGTCCTATCAAACCGAGATTCACACCACCAACTGCTGTTGCAAGTCCGCCTTGTAATCCACCTGTCACGAGTCCTGTGAACGAACTTTTTCCGAGTGCAGTTGCAATAGCCGAACCCCATGTAGCAAGGTTCAGTGTGAGTTTCAAACCTTTAAACAACGCTGTGAGTCCGACAATAAACGCACCGCCTGGGGTAGAGCAAAGACCTTTAAGTGATTTCAGCAACGCGCTTAAAATTGATCCGGCAAGTTTAGCAAAAGCGTCCCCCCACTCTACAGTAGAGATAAAGTCTCCGATTTCTTTTCCGAGTTTCTCCCACTTGATTCCGTTCATGACTTTCACAAACGTTCTTGTGAAGTTTGAAAGGAACTTATTGAAGTTCTTGCCGTTTTTTACACCGTCGAATTCATCAATGAAAGTATTTACTCCGTCAATGATATTCTGACCGATTCCGTCCCAATCTGCGGTTTCTGCAAAAGAACCAATTGCAGTAAACATACCGTTGATCGCTGTTGCAATAGTGTCCATCACATCGGAAAGAGAGAACTTCTGGAAGAAACCGTTTACAAGCGTTGCAAGATCACGTCCGATATCATCCCAATGAAGGCGATGAACAAAACCTTGAAAAATGTTCCACGCAACCATTATTCCATTGCCTAGTGCATTTCCGAGTTCATCCCAATTGACGTAATCAGCAAGACCGTTTACACCAGACGAAATCTTTTCTCCGAGTTTTCTGAAACCATCTTTGCCACCGAAGTGGTCATAAAATCTATTGAATGCAGTTGACGCAATTGTAACCATTTCTCCGAGAACTGCACCGATATCATATGTATTCAGTGTGTCTCTGAAACCTCTGAGAGTGTCACCAACGGCAGAACACCAACCATAGATTTTCTGTGCCACTTCACCTTTTGGATTGAATACTTTTTTGAGCCGTGAGATTCCTTTGTTGAGTTGTTCTGCAACAAGTGATCCCATTTTATACCAGTTGTGGTTCTCAAATTCGCTTTTAAGGCGTTTTGCGAAGAAACTAATAGCTTCTGTGTACTTATTTGAGTTGAAGTCTCCGATTTCACCGATATCGAAGTCTGCAATATTTCCTAAACTTCCGAGTACCGATCCCCCAGATGCAGCAGAAGAGTTTGCATCGTTTGTGTTTTTCTGTAACTGATTAAGTTCATCAAACGGAAGAACGGAAAGGTTTTTTTCAAGTTTCTTTGCGTTGTCAGCGGCATCACCGAGACCGTCAGCAAGTCCACCTGCGCTATCGGCACCGTCTTCAAGCCCCATTTGCCCTACGTCCGGCAGAACTGCTCCGCCACCGCCGGAAATATTTGCACCGAACAACGTGTGCATGAACGTCTGAAATGCTTTTGCAGTTTGCAGAAGGTATTTCATCAGTTTATCAAGCCACCATACGGCATAACGCAATGCAGACAGCAGAGCGTCACCTATAGTCTGTGAAAAAGCGGATGCATACGCCTTGAAAATTCTGATACTATTTGCGGCAGACGTAGAAGTCTTTGCAAAGTCTCCCTGTTGCATTGACGTAACGTGCATCAGATATTGATATCTGAGCATGGTTTTGTCAGCTTGACTCATTTTTGAGTACGCAACCTCAATACCTTGTGCCATTCTGAATTGTTCAAGTGACGCAACGGACATATCAATTCCGAGTTCACGGAGTGGTCTTACCATTCCGGCCATTGCCGCTTGAACTTTCTCATATGCAACCGCAGTATCAATATTGTAGAAGGAAGACAGGTCTCCGGCGATACCAACCAAGTCTGTTGCCATTTTAGCTGTTGCCTGTTGGTTTACACCACTTGCCTGGAACATAGCGGAAAGAGTTCCGGCATAATGTTTAGCGTTGTTTTCCGCAATACCGTACTGCTCCATAGCAGTCGTTGCCCACGCCTTGATAGCATCAGAATTCTCACCGAATGTTTTCTCTACAATATGGTTGATCTCTGCAAGGTCAGCACCACTTTTCAGAGCGTTTTTTGTCCAATCAAACGCCTTTCTGAGTCCTTGAATGCCCAAGTAACCACCGATGATGGTTTTGATACCATCGGAAATACTTGACGTTCTGTGCAAAGATTCTGTGAGTTCAGAAACCTTTGATTTTATTTCCGCGCCGATCCTTCTAAAACCATTGAGCATACTTCTGAAAAGTCTTTCAATGGAATTGAGTGCCCTTTGAACAACAGGAACAATAGAACTTACTCCGGCTTTCGTTGTGCCGATATTAGTGTTTATCGTTCTTGTGGAAGTACGTCCGGCAGCAGCAAGGGATGCAAGTGCTTCTGTCATTCTGAGCGTGTTATGGCTCACTGTAGGGGCATTCTGCATAGTTTGCATGAATTGCACTACGGATGCAGAAAGATAAGGCAAGGCGTCGGCTGTCTCTCTTACTTTCGTTCCGGCAGTAGCAAGTTTTGACAGTGAACCGACAAGATCATTTATGGATTTCGGTACACCACCCATCTGTTGCAAGACATAAATCATATTTCGAAGCTGATTTGTCATTCCTTGTACGCCAGAAAATCCGCTAGCCGATACTTTGATTTTTTCTCCGGCAGTTGCGATCCTTGCGATATTAGCAACAAGTCTTGAAACGGAAGAATCAATATCACCCATGTTTTTAAAGGAATCATTGACAGACTTTCCTATCATATTGATATTGTTAGCTACTTCTTGACCGTTATCAATCTTGCTGAGTCTTGTTATGCTATTGATCAGCCGGAAAATACCGTTATCACCGATATTCTGCATCTCGTTGAATGACTTATTGAGATTTTTCCCGAGATAAGCCACTCCCGATGCCGCGCTATTGAAATCCACGCTTGCAAGTCTTCTGACAGCAGAAACAGTTCTGTCAAGACTTTTTTCTGTGTTTTGAAGACCAGAAAGCGAAGTTGTGAGTCGCTCCATAGATTTGGAAAGAGTCACAATTCCACCTGCACTTTGTTTCATGGTGGAAAGTGATGCAGAAATCCTCGACAGTGCATCAACGGCACGTTTTGCATTAGCACTTATGTTTAGAGTCAATGCGTCGATTTGTGTATCTGACATAAGGTTTCTCCTTGTAAAAACGGACGGAAGATAAATTATCCCCCGTCCGTGTCGTTTTCGTGTGTCAAGTCGAAATTAGCTTGCATGATCTGTAGAGACGCAATGAGTTTGTCGCGCTCACTTTGTTTCTCTTCTTCTGTCATGTTTTCATCATTCGACAATGAGAACGGTTTCTTCGGATATTCTGCATCCGTTCCACCTAGTGCCTTCGCAACAACAAAGCCGAATGCAGACAAGTTGTACATTCCCATCTGCCACATTTCAGAATCACGCCTTTTCTGACGCATTTCATCCATTTTAGCATATGGTTCTAGGTCTTTCGGAGTTGAATCCCAGAATTTATCTTCTGAAACCCCTAACATAAGGAAGTAAGGCAGAGTGTACGTTCTTACGCTTTCGCTCCAACTTTCTTCTTCGTTACTTTCTTCTGATGATCCATCGGAATTACTGTCGCATCCACCTTCTCCGCACTCTCGTCGGCCTGTGCCGACAGACGGGATAAAAAACCTTTCGACTCGAGTTCAAGCATGAGTTCTGAAAAGATAGTGAATGCATCCGGCTTCATTTCACCTTCTGCAACTTCATCTGTGCTGTGCTCATCCTCATAATCATCAATGAGATCATACACTTTATCGAGTTGCTCCGCTTTCTCTTCTTCCGTTTCGAAACCAAACTGTTCTTTGTGGTTTTTCTGTAAACCATAGAGCAGAAGTTCCGGCACGAATTTGAGCATATCTTTCATCTTTGAGAAAACTGTTTCGCCTTCCTCTGCATCACCAAGCACTTTTTGAATTCTGTCAAGAATATCACTAAAAACAAGTGTTTTGTAGCTATATGCTACCTTATAAGTGTTTCCATTAACTTTTAATACGTACATAACTGCCCTCCCGTTATGTTAAATGAGTTAAATTCGAGTTAAATTTGAGTTAAGTTCGAGTTAGGTTCCATTGCCAGACTGTCCGGCAGTATTGGCACCCAGAGTAACTTTGGTATCAAGTCCATCATATTTCAGTACTACGAGAGACGGAGAGATTTCAAGTGCAGAGTTTACACCGATATCCGGCAGCGGAATTGTAGTCCCGGCAGTCTCAACGGCAAGCCAGAATCCGTCTGTCATTCCAGGGACAACAACCTCGATCCAGATTACATTTCCGGCAGATTTTGCCGTTGCCGCATCTTGATAAAGTTGCTTAATCTGCGGAATTGTTTTTGTCGGATCAACCGCAAAAACAGGCTCGAAGCTACCACCTGTGTCCTGTTGTCCGGCAGCATACTGCTTCACGGTATCGGCAAGTGTCGATACGTCAATCTTCTCCGTGTCAAGTTTAAGTCCAGGAATACTCTTGCATCCGTCAAGAACCTTCATTGTGTCCGGTTTGGTGGAAAGAGTTCCTGTTCCGTAACCGACGGTTACGCCCAAAGAAGTAAGATTTGCCATCTTCTATCCTTTCTGTCAATCATTTGACTGACTTTCATTTTCTAGGTCTATCAAAAATTGTCCATTGAAGTTTCTGAGAACGAATCTCGATGAAATTTGATGCACATTTTTGTTGATAGTTTGTGGAAGAGAGTCTCCAAATTGTTGGAAACCCAAAGAATTGAAAAATTCTCTACACGCATCATTCATCTGCTGTAGCTGTAGAATTTTATCGCTGTTAATTGCGACGCTCGTCTTTACCGTAAGGTTAATTGTGTTTTCGTTATTAACCAGGTCAGTTTCCATTGTAGGCGTTCCGACAAGTTCTAAACTTGCTGCCGGAAACTTCGCAACAGAATTGTCATTGAATGCAGCAAAGTTTCTGCAAACAGAATTGTTTATGAGATATTGTCTCCACGCCCTATATAGAGCATCTAGGTCAACTCTTACAATCATCCGTATACTTCCCTTGCTACCTTGTTTATCTTCTTCAACATTTCCATTTCGGCTTTATACATAGGCATTGCGGCCTTTGTACCATACGAACGATGTAGTACTTTGTTCTCGTCGTAGTAAAACCATGAATCACGTTTTCCGTTTCCAAAACCATATGATCCAATAGTAAAGCCTAGCTTTTCACCATGCGGATTTGGACTTGAACCAACAGGCGTGTTATAATGCACTCCTGCACCGAACTCGATGAACGCCACGTCTTTGCCCGTCAGAGTGATTTTGCATTCACGGGCGTTTCCGTCTGCCGTGTACCGAACCTTTACGGAGTGTGTAGTATCAGAATCACCTTCGACGTTTGACATTGTGGACTCGATAACTTCAAGTCCTTCTTTTACAAGCAATTCGAGAAATTGTTTATTCTTTCTGTGTATAAGAGAATTTTTATATTGCTCAACTTGCTTGATTGCGTTCTCAATAGAGTGTTCAGATAGTTTGAATGTTATCGTCTTCATTATCGCCGTTCGCTTTCTTGATATTGATTTTGACTACTACACCTTTTTGAGTACGCCCTATCGTATCAACGATATAATCTGGAAAGACTGTAGGAAGGTCATTCTCATCCTTCACTAGGAAACCCTCAGTGTCGATTTCCGGCGTTCTGTCTACATAGACGAACATTCCCTCAGTTACATCTATATCGTGCTTATATGAGACGATATAGCGTTCGTATTTAGGAATCAAACCGACGGAAAAAGAATCAACACTTCCAGAATCCGGCGATACGGACATTCGATACTTGTGTACCCGTCCATATTCATACGTCGGCTCAATTCCACTATCGTCTTTTGCTCTTGAAACAAACCATACGTCTTGTTTTCTACGTGCGCTATTTCTCATATAAACCTCTTATATAATGGATATCGCCCCACCACCATTCTGATATCCCCCGGCACTATATGCGAGGGCAACATATAGCACGATCCTCTTTGTGTTGCTATATCAAACAATTCCGCACATCGGAACTATTTGTTCTAGGTATTGAATTGGTGTGCCACCCTTCTCGTACGTCGTTTTTTGTCCGGCTTCTGTGAATGCGACAACGCCTTCTTTCCCTTGCTTATCGAAATGGAATTGTGCGATCCGCTTAATAACATTGCCGTAACGCTTCAATGCCATTTCTGTGTAGAAATCTAACTTATCGTCGGGGATGCAGAACGGGCACATTGTATTACGTACCTCTTCAACAGCATCGTCAACGTAACTGCGGATCAGAGATAACTGTCTAGTATCGCCTTCCTCATAATCGTCTCCGGCATACTCAATTATCTTGTTCACAATATCATTCCGTGTCATTTGTTAACCCTTTTTCGGTCTACCACGCTTCTGTGATAAATCATCGGCAGTTGGTGTTGGCTCAACATTTTTGTCAAGTTGAGTGGCCTGTTTGACCACCCAACCAACATTTTTAAGAGCATCAACTTGCGTTTGATTCAGACATTCGAGCGTTTGACCGTCTTTCGTCATTACAGTCAAACTATATCACCTCTATCATCCAGGATTGCTCTGCTGTGCAGCCGGATGCTTGTGAACGACGATTGCATCCTTCTTCTTATTTAGTGCGAAGCAGTCGTGGCGAATACGTCCCTCAATCAGATAGCCGTTTACCCCAGGCGGATCAACGTGAATCTTGTAATCCTGGAGTTTAACCGGAGCAATTGCCGCAATCGGGTTTGTGATCACGAAGTCAACGTTTGCTGGAAAATAAGATGCCGGAACTTTAACTACCGGAACACCATCAATTGTACCGACATAGCCGTTGAGAGAAATCTTTGTAGCTTCGTCACCACGTTTTGTGAAAGAATCATCTTTCTTAATCAGATTGTAATACTTCGGAGTAACAAGTGCGATACGACCACCTGTCGGGGCTTTTGCTTCGTCCAGAATCTCTTGTGCATCGAGGAACTCTGAATATGCATTAGAAGATGTAACAGCTACCGTAATTGTGTGTCCTTGCGGAGCGGCACCAACGATTGTTGCAAGACGGTACTGATCAAGCGTCGGGATCACAACCTCACGAACCTCACGCGCAAGTGCAGATGCTGCTTGCATAACGCCGAGAGTGTCCTGCTCGTTCTTGCGGTCAATTGTGAATGTGAACGCCTTATCTTGTGTCATGGTCAGAGTCTGAACTTCGTTTGTCAGTTCATCTGGTGTACCATAACGGTTTGTACCGGACGCAGTGTAATTGCCAAGTGCTGCTGTCGGAATAGAATAGATGTTTACGGAACTTACGCCTTCGAAATCATAGTTGTTATTGAAAAGGCCTTGTGTCAGTGATGCAAGTGCAAACGCTTCATCGACAAGTGGAGAAAACTTCGACGCGTAGTTCACTGTAGGTTGATTATCTGCCATCTTTTATCCTTTCTACCGCTAATTATATGCGGTCAACGACACAACTCTTATAATGTTGTGCCGATATTATTATTATTTGAATTCTGCCATAAAAGCACTTTTCAGAAGATCATCCTCTGATTGCTTTGCAGTTCCTTGCTTGATATCCGGCCTTGACTTCAACCACTCTGCCTTTGCAGCTTCGAGTTTAGCTTCTGTAGCATCCTGGATATTCTTCATTACGCTATCCATATCTCCGCTAACCTCTGCTTTAGCAGTCTCAAGTGCAAGGTCAACACTCATTCCCATTTGAATATAGCGTTTAGATGACTCGTTGATTGCTTTGTAGTCCTCAAGTTCTTTGATATGTGCCGCTTGTCTCTCCGCAGCTTCTTTCGCCGCTTCATCCTGTTGTTCCTGTGCGGTCATTCTCTCACGTTTCCATTTCGTAAGTTCTGCATTGCTATGTGTCAGATTATCAATGGAATTTTTATACTTTGCGGCAATTGCTTTTGTTTTCGCAAGTTCGAGTGAAAGTTCCTCAACAGTAGGTACTTTGTTCTCTTCCCCCTCTGTAGATTTAACATTGCTATCCGCATTGACATTTGTTGTATCAGTGACTACATTCTCATTTACGTCAGCCATATTCAAATTTTCCTTTCGTGTTTATAGACTTCTCTGTCATATCATGTGTTTTAACGACTTCTCTGTCAGAATTATTTGTTCTGTGAATTGTTTATGGTGATTTCTCTACCACTCATTATTTTAAAGCCTTGCGGCAATTGTTTTTATGAAAACTCTAACCAACAACGGCAGCCGTTGATTTCTTCATCTGATGCACCCAATGAATCATCACGTGGATACATCATTAAACCACCTTCGAGTTCAAACGGTTGATCAATAGGAATTGTAAGGCCATCTACTTCCCTATGAGATTCCCTAACCTTATTATCACCTATCGTTGCCCACGTTTTGAATTGTGATCCATTTTCCTTTTCTTCTGCGAAATCAGCTTCATTCCATGCAGAATTTGTTTCCTCTTCTGCGATATAACGTGCACGATCCTTTGAAAAGAAATACATTTCATTCTGATGCCGGAACGTTGAATCAGCTAGTTCCGTCGCAATCTTGTGTGCAACGGCATTTCCATATGAAACGGTTTGTTTCACAAGTTCGTCTTCATCTGCACTATTCTGTGAAGAATTTGCAGAAACATATACATTGTGCCTTGCGAATACTCTTTTTATGGCATTCTCAAATTCTGCAATTGCGTATTCAGAGATTTTTTCTCTGTTTTCGAACAGAAATGCAAGAACATACACGATCTCGTCTTCCAAATCACTAGCCATAGCAATTCTCCGGCGTTTTTGTTTCGTTGATATTCCCATTTCACCGAAGTATTGCTCTATTGGCAGTGACCGTTTATACCCGACAAGTTTGTTCAGTTCGTCAAAATCCAGATCACTTCTTATTTGTGCCATTATTACCACCCGTAGAAGTGTCGCTACCGCCGATTATAGGCGAGTTTGTTGATTGCATGGAAGAATCCTGGTTAGCACTGTTTTCAACGTCTTTTACGGCGTTCTCGCCGCCTTCTGACGTATCAGAAGTGTTTTCGTTCTTCTCCCAAAGTGCTTTGAGATATTTGTCAATATTTTCCTTTGAATCGTTGTACACAAGTGTTGTGTCCGGAAACGCTTCAATGGCAATTAGTGCGTGTCGCGGGTGTACTCCGTGAGAAATGAGAGTTGCAAAAGTATTTGCTTTCGTAGCAAGATCATAATTTTTCTTTCTCATGACATTGACTTGTACGTCAGCCGGAGAAAGTTTTCTGATAATGCATCCCTTCGGAGTGTCCGTGGACTCTTTGACAGCCGTAATAGCAAGTTTCGCTACGTCAAGCAATTTAGCCTTGACCACTTCCGTCTCCATAGCGGCAGAAGTCTCAGCTGCCTCCCATCCATTAGACATTGACGTTGCTGTACCTGTCGAACCACCACCCGTGGTCATTGCAACAGGACAGTTTGCTTTCTGTTTAACAATATCTCTTTGGAATTTTATATCATTCAGAATACCTTCGTAATCTGTGGTGATAACCAACGGTTGAATCAAAGGTTTTTTGTTTTCGCCTTTGCCCGTATACGTCTGAATCCATTGTCCAGACTTCGGTTTAATGACGTTTCCTTTTTCGTCAGTAGGAAAATCCGCATCATTCATCCACCAGATTGCTTGCGTGTTCTGCGCAACGTCGTTGACAAGATCAGATTCCAGGATGTTGATTGCATCCATTGCCGGAATTTGTCTTTCAAAACAACCTGTTCTGTCATAAGAACGTGAGAACTCAATGATATTCACGGCTTTCATCGGGTTGAGTTCGCCACTTCTATCACCTTCCGTCCATCTGCGTTCCCTTTTCTCTTTACCCTTTTCTGTGAATTGAGTAAGATTGAGGATTTCATATCTGCGGTCTTTTGTGAAGGCCGTGTAAACAACGTCTCCGTTGTCATGTTCAGAGTAGATAACACCCATCAACGGTCTGTGATAAACAGTGTTGTCGTAAACAACAAACGTTGTCAGCGGATCGAGCGGAACGATATCAAATACTGAACCGCCCTCTTCATAGTCACGTTTGATATCAACTAGCATAAAGCCGATTCCGGCAATCTCCATTGGAGTAAGCGCTTCAACGATTTTCGATGCAAAGTGTTCAGATTCAAGCATTTCGTTAAATTGACTGATCGCATCATTGTCTGTATCAGCAGAATTGCCGGACTTGTTGGATCGTTGACCAAACGTAATTTTGTTGCCCCACTTGTACGATACACGGAAGTTTGTAATCTCGTTTGCAAGGTTATCAACAACGTTCACGTCGATATCTTTGCGGATCGTCTTCTTCCGCTTCAACGGCTGCTCACCTTTTTCGTATTTGAGTAAATACTCGATGTGCGCCCTGTTTGCCAGATGAATATTGTACGCATCCTGCAAAACTTTAATTACGTTGTCCGGCGTAATCTCTGAAACGTCAGCAATGATCCGAACACGTCCATTCAGTTGTGGTCTAAAATTTTCAGAAATCATACAAAATCCTTTCACAAACTTCTATCGTCACCACCACTTTAGCACAATTGCAAAGGCTATTGTGTGTCGATATATTTTTTCTGGAATTCATCGAGTGCATCTTTGTGAATATGACGGATTCTGTCATAGCTATAGCACATTTCGTCAGCAGCGTCTTGCAACTTCTGACCGTCGATATATCTTCTCGTCAGGACTTCAATGTGTGTAGGCTTGTCCAGGTCTTTGATCTGTTGTGCAATCTCATTGATCATATCCATATATCTCTCAACAATATCATCATTACTGCCTTCTGTATTGTAGGCAACGTCCTCAATTGCCCCTACACTGCGCTCAGCGACGATTTTAGCCCTATATAAAGCAACTTGCGACAAATACTCTCTTGCGTTCATAAAACCCTCTTAAAACGGACTCTGTAAAATTGTAGTAGGTTTTGTGTTTCCACCTTCAACAAACATTTCAAGCTGCGTGAGACCGTCAGCAGCATCATCATGCTCATTCTTACCAATGGAAACAGTCATGCACAACTCGTCCATAGCATCTTGATATTCTTGTGTTCTGTGTTCTTCATCCAGAAATACATACTTTCGTTTGATATCGCCGGAATAAGCAATGATCTTTTCCATTTTTGCCATCGTCGTTGGTGCTTTCCGTGACGTACACGAGCATTTATAACCTTTATCACGCAACCGTTCGTCAACGTATTGAGAATACAAGTCTCCACCAACATTACCCTCGAAGCAAATTTGTCTGATCTCGTTTCCGATGATCTTTCCTGTCACTAGCGGAAGTGTTGTTTCCTTCTTTCCTTTGTTGAACACCCAATCAAATACATAAACCATGCCGTTTTCGTATTCGCGTCCAATAGGCATTGAAAGGCTATCTCCACCGCCCCACGCAATATCGCAAGCAGAAACAATCCTCGAATCTCCGTCCGGCAGTACTCCGTTATAGTATTGCAATTCATCTGGTGGAAACAGAAGTCCTTCACGGACAAACGGTCTCTGTTGATATTTAGCTTGCCACTCATTTGCGTCAAGTCTTTCGCGCATATCAACGTAGTATTTCGTAGAGAATCCAACTCCATACTCATAATCAAAGTTTGATTCTCCGGCAGAATTCAATGCCGGAACTTTTAAAAAACGATACCGTGGATTGTTTTTGAATTTCTGCTCAACCTTGCCTAGCGGATCAAGAACGTTCCACCGTGTACCAACCATAAGTTCCTTCGAACCATCGTTCTTACGGTCAACGAGAACGTTCAAATAATCTTGATATCGTTTTTCGAGTCGTGTCGGAGATAATGACTCCATTCTGTCACGGACAAGATCATCTACATACAGATATCCGTCAGACGAAATATCAACCGCACCTGTCCACGTACCATCAATACCACGACACGTCAGAGTCGAGAAACGATCCGGCTTGTCAAGATTTACTTCCTTCTTTTCTGCATAGGTTCTCTGAATTTTTGATTCTGGAAAGATTTCACGGAACGTGTACTCTTCTGATGAAATAAGGTTGATTGCTTCACCGTAGAAACCGTCAGCAAGGATTCCAGAGTGCCCAGACATAGCGTTATGACTGTTCGGCCTTCTTCCCATAACCCACGTCATGAAAAAGATGCACACGGTCGATTTGCCTGTTCGTGGTGGCATTGAGATTCCAAGGAAATCATACTTGCCATCTTCCAGGTTTTGCAGTTCTTGTACCACTTGCCGGAGTTGTTTCCGTCGTGGGTAATAGAATTGTTTGTTCCGTGGTCTGTTCTTCTCCATGTAGAACATATAGGACTCGAACCAATAGTGCGCTTCGAACTTGACCGTCTCCCAATACAGTTCTGCATTTTTCGTAGTAGCAACGATTCTGCGCTTCAAATACAGTGATGCATTGTAGTAGTAGTCCTTATTCTCTTCTATGTAGTCACGGCTATAGTATAGTGCAGAAAGCATTGCCCTCTGCATTTGATCTTCTTTCAGCGGATCACGTAACAGCTGATCAATATAGCGTTTACTTTGTTCTCTTGTAATTTCACTCATATTCTGTAAACAAAAAAGCCCGTCCATTACGGACAGGCTCAATAGGCTCAAACATTTATGATCATCTTCTTATGGCAACGATTATTCTTGCACTTCAACACAAGATTCTTGATTTCTGTGTCTTTGCGAAGTGGAAACATCTTCTTGCCACAATACGGGCAGCATACCCACTCAACTTCTTGCTTATAATCAAACTTCTTGATTGCTTCTTCCATTGTCTTCCTTTGCAACAACTTTTGGATCAGCATTGAAAATATCTTTCAGCAGACACCTTGCTCCGAAAACTCCGATTGCAAGTTGCCATGAAAACTGAATATTGAATCCATAGCACACAAGGAACGTCATTAGCGTAACCATTGTGAACGTTCCTAGGATTGCGAATACTTCTGTCAAAAGTTCATCAATCATTTGCTTCTCCATTCGAAAATTCCACTCAGAATCATGTTCACGAAAAATACTAGCCATACAAACAGCCACTTGAATGCAATTCCGGTGGCCTTGCAAAATAGCCATGTAACCACAAAACTAACACCGAAGTTAATTGCGAATACTAAAGCCAACATAAGAATAAAAAAAAATTCCAAAACATCCGATTTTTTTCATTGCAAAACCCTTTCTGATGTAAAAAGTGTGCAGGACAGTTGTACAACATAACTGCCCTACACAAGAAAAATGAGAAAAGATGAAAAACATTATGAATTTCGACAGCCCCTGTTGGACTCGAACCAACAATAACAGCAGTCAAAGTGCTGTGCCTTACCATTTGGCGAAGGGACTATATTGGTGGCACGCGCTCACATTCATATTGTGGGCAGTTTTATCGTCACCTGTCGGACAAGATAGTACATCATAACAACCACCACTTTGTTTCTCGCAAAAACAAAGTGGCTTCAATAATACAGCCGTGTGTAATGCTAACATTGAATACAAAACCCGTTTCATTGCCTTTCCACTTAATTCCACTACGGCGAGAAGGGAACTCGAAGTGTTGTTTAGGCTATGAAACGGGAACTCACAGGTCTTCGCACAGACGGGCTTCTCAGAGCAAAAAGCGTATCAATTTGGTCGATTGATAGTCCGGCTCTCTGTGAGTGAAACGGTAGTCGTGGGACTCGAACCCACATAATTACGTCCATGCCCTACCGCAAACAATGAGGGGAAATCTGTTATAGTCAGTCCGTATCATCACGGACAAGGAAGGGAAGTATCGGAGTTGAACCGACCTAAAGCCGCCCTCTGCGGAACTTCCCACAACCTTGCGAACTGACTGTTTCTCAATCCACAAGGCCGAACCACATTATTTAAAAAAAGGAGATCAAACATTCCGGCTATAACGGAAGGGGAAAACAGGAAACCTACTTGATTTTCACAATACCCTAGCGACGGTAGCGAACCATCTTAACAGGAATCATTCATTCCTACTAGGGTGGAGGTAAAATGCCAATGACAAGGCAAGAACGATTCAAGAACTGACTCGTCAACTTGAATCTGTAATTAGATTAGCACACAAAAACACTTTTGTAAATACCTTTTTTGATTTTTTTGAAAATTTTTATTTAACCTCTGTGAGACGCTGTACGACTTTCTCAGCAATTTCTCTTTCTGTATAGAACTGATGCCCGTCTTCTTCCAGAACGTCGCTTAAAACGCCTGCTACGGATGCGATCAGCCTGTTTCTGTAGTTATCATCCAGGTTAGCCGTGAATCGGATCAATTTTTCAGCATCCTCGACGCTCTCAGAATCAATGTAAGCAGAAATATCAGCCTTACCTTCATACTCCGGCTTTAGCACCATGTGCAGCCGCACACTAGGAAACGACTCTTCTGCAACGTCAAACTTTGCACTGATAACTCCAGATAGCTCCTCACCATTCAATGAAACCTTAGTTCTGTAGTCTTCATCCGTGGAAAACTTAATATTTCCTATCATACTTCTTTCTTTTGTCCTTTTTTCTTTTTTGAAATTTTTTCGAGAAACGTCTTCCTTGCACTCGAATGTGTCAGCTTTACCCACTCCCCATTATGATTCCGTCCCCACTCATCCCCGTAAATTGAAAACAGTACTTCCATAACTGCCGGACTTATTAACTCTGTCCCTTTATCATGCTTTAGTATCTTTATTAAATCTTTCCGTGGTATTTGTTTCATCTATATTCCTTTCTGTAATATGTAATATATATTATATATGTCTTTTGTGTTGTGGTGTTGTTATATGTATGTAGTTATATGTAGTTATAGTCTTTTTTATTTCGCGAGTGAAAAATGGCATAACCCCGGCCGCCTTCGGCGTAACGCTCAACCCCTACCCCCTTCTGATGCTGCAAGGCCGGACAAGCTGCCGGATACGCCAAACAACGAAAGCCGGAACAAATCCAACTATTCGCGAAACCATTGTTTACCGAATAGTTAAACATATACACAATATATGGTATTGAATAAAGCACAACAGCACAATATATAGTAACAAATATTACGCCAGATCAAACAATACAGCCGGAATATCTGGAAACGCTGGAAAATGCCTTATATATCGGCTTTTTCTTCTCCAGGATCCGGCAAAAGTGATGATAAAACATCTGCAGACAG